GTACGCGGGAGAGTTTTATAAACTCTTTAGCATCAGATGGGTGTTCTTGACTAGGTTCGAATCCTAGCGTCCCTACCAATATTACAGGAGAAAGTGATGCCATATATTGATACTACGATATGGATAGATGATGAAGATATGACTACTCAAGACCTCGATGATTATGCTGATGATGAGCTTATCGCAGAAATTAAGAGTCGTGGTTATTCTGTCTGGGAAAAACAGTTAGAAAAAAGTCCACTTTCAGATTTAGCATCACTGTATACGACTTTCCAAACAATGGATCGAGATTATTTTGAAAAAGAACTAAAGAAGTTCTTTCGCGAAACCTTAGACGTTAGTATATACTAATTGGACCTGTAGCTCAATGGTTAGAGCCATCCGCTCATAACGGATTGGTTGTAGGTTCGAGTCCTACCGGGTCCACCAACACACAGAAAGATATCATGAAGTTAGCATTTAACACGACAAAGTTTATAGAAGACATCGAGACGATGCATCAGATAAGCAATACCGAATATATAGATGCCATAGTCGAATGGTGTGCCGAGAATAAAGTTGAAGTTGAATATGCTGCCTCCTTCATACGAAAAGATCCAGTCTTTAAATCAAAAATCTTGATTGAGGCAGAGAACCTAAATTACGTAAAAAAGAATGCCAAGCTCCCTTTTTAGTGTACATTTATTGAATTATATGCTATAATGTACTATAATATGGAGCTGTACGATGAAAATCAAGGTATCTGGCAAAGCTAAGAATGTGCAAAGCAAACTTATTGTCAAGGCAGTAAAGTTTTATGGTGAATATTTACTCGGACCTCGCTTGTATGACAAGATTGACCTCAAGATCCATGTCTCCAAGAGATTTCTGAAAAAAGGAATCGACGGCTACTGCGATTGGATGGACAAGAACTCTTCTCCTAGAGAATTTGAGATCACTTTACGACCTTCGCTGAGTGAGGAAGCAGTTCTAATGCTATTAGCTCACGAGATGGTCCACCTTAAGCAATTTGCTAAGAATGAGATGAAACACTACTCCAGAAATAATGCTATCAACTATAAGGGTAAGATCTTTGCAGATGATACAGACTATTGGGAACGCCCGTGGGAAATAGAAGCTTATGGCCGCGAGCGCGGACTCTATCACAAATTTATCAACTCACTTAAATGAGTTGTATAAATACCATAGAGCGTTATACTGCTCTATACAATAATATTATCAATATTAACAATACGGAGAATATAAATGGTTAATTTCGCAGAACTAAAAAAGATGTCGGGTAAAAGCTCGCTCGATAAACTCACCGCAGAGCTCTCAAAGCTCAATGGTGGTAGTGGTGGCGGTGATAACAAGAAGGACGAGCGCCTCTGGTATCCCAACGTAGATAAAGCGGGAAATGGATACGCAGTCATTCGCTTCCTCCCACCTCCTGAAGGTGAGGATATGCCATTCGTTCGCATCTTCGAGCACGGATTTAAAGGTTCTACTGGATCGTGGTATATCGAAAATTCACTCACTACTCTCGGAAAGCCTGATCCCGTCGGCGAACTCAACTCGCAATTGTGGAATTCTGGTCTCGACTCCGATAAGGAAATTGCTCGTTCTCAGAAACGCAAGCTCAACTTCATCTCTAACATCTACGTCATCACTGACCAGCAGAATCCAGAGAATGAAGGAAAGGTATTCCTGTTCAAATATGGCAAGAAAATCTTTGATAAGCTAAATGAGACGATGAATCCTGAATTTGCAGACGAAGAAGCTATGAATCCCTTCGACTTCTGGAAGGGTGCAAACTTCAAGCTCAAGATTCGCAATGTCGAGGGCTATCGCAACTACGATAAGTCGGAATTCTCTTCTCCATCTACATTCATGGAAGACGACGTCGAGATGGAAGCAGTGTGGAAGAAGCAGCACTCGCTGCAGGCTTTCCTCGATCCGAAGAACTTTAAGAGCTACGACGAACTGAAGACTAAGCTCAATCGAGTTCTTGGATTGGATAATCCAGTGGCTATGGCTCGCAAAGAAGCGGTCAATGTAGTTGCTAAGGCTAAGGCAGAGGATCTCCCATGGGCAGAGGAAGCCGAGGCTCCGGCAATTAAGTCCCGTTCTGCTGCTTTTATTGCAGATGACGACGAGGATGGGTTGGAGTTCTTTAAGAACTTAGCTCGATAATATCTAATTAAGAGAGGGAAGCGAAAGCTTCCCTTTTTTTATATGATGTAACCCTGGTTTGCTAAGAATCTCTGCTTAGCAGTTATAGCTTCTGGGCTTATGACTGACTTTGACTCTTTTCCGCCTAGCGAATTAATATTATTGACGATGCTCTTCTTAGATGCAGTTCCATTATTTCTATTTGCAACTTCAGTAGCTACTGACATTCCAGAAATGTCTTTTCCAGGATTCTTGTCTGTAGTGACTACAGTTCCTCCCTTATCTCCCTTTGCATACTCGGCTGCCTTCTGCATTCTGGCAGTACGTGCAAGTCCTTTGGACCTCTCGTAGTAGATGTCTACTGCAGCAGCTGCTGATATTGCATCAGTCGTATTTCTCAGCATGTCTCCTGCTTTCTTTTCAGGCCCATTCAATTCATAGTTGACGAACCCGAGTTGCTCCTCGAACGTAGATTCCCTGATATCTTTACCTGCCCATTCCCTGAATATTGCTTGCCTATCTGGGTGCCACTGCGCGATGCCGTAAGCAGCTCCATTGTCTCCAAGTACGTTAGTCTTGAATCCCGACTCGATCTCGAGATTTGCAGCGATTCCTATAGCCTGTTCCCTAGTCCATCCCTTTGATACGAAGAAGTTTATAGCTTGCTCTGCGCTTCCAGTAGCTTCCACGCCCTTTACACTATTCATGTCTATGCTTGGGGTGTATGAATTTCCTCCCAATGAGCCAGATAGACTCGCATACGATGTCAATCCCGACCTAGAATTTCCAGTTCTATTGCCGTTAATGGACGAACCTATTCTAGAGAGTTGTCCGCCGCCTCCTTGACCGGATATCATCGATCTCAGATTCGAAGACTGCTTATTTTCACCGGTTCCAGTTCCAAAGTCTATGCTCTTTCCATTGAATATGAGGTCCTTAGAATTGAACGTGAGTTCCCCTAATTGCCCTTCACGTGTTTGAGCATTAAGCGGTATGATAAATTCTGTTCCATGAAGAGTTACTGGATAACCAGATAATGGTCCTACAGATAAGCCACCATCCGAGAATCCCGTGAGGCGTCCTTGTTCGTCGAACATTCCCGGAAATTGCTTATTTGCATCAGATGCATACTGTGGCATATCAGCTTCAGATGAAGCTAGTGCATTACTGAGTGAGTTTACTACGTAATCAGTTAGAGCTGCTACGGTACCTTCGGGAATAGGAATTGTCAATGCGATTACAACACCGGCTACTATACCTGCCGGTATTGTAACTAGATCTGCGAGTCCTCCACCAAAAATGGCTCCTACTATTGCTCCTATAGCTGCTCCTATGACTTCACCAATTATAGTAGATACAACTATTATTCCATACAGTTCAACTAGTTGGGAAACTATATTAAAGCATTTTTCATTTACATTTTTATCTTTATGGTATATCAACATTCCCATTTCATATACTGCCATAACTACTTCTTTTATAATAATTATTCTCATAACGACATCAGCCGCCGCGGCTCCAGCACTGAAAATGAGAGCTGCAGCCTTTGATCCTATTCCAGGTGTAAATTTGACTAGTGGATTAGCACGATTCGGAAGCTTAGGAAGACTTCCAAGCGTAGCACGTCTAATATCGTTAAGCCTGCTAGGGGTTTTTGGTGCCGGCACCGGTGCCTTTTGGGCTTGAGGTTTAGGTATCTCCGGCCGAGTCTCTACGCGAGTAGCCATTTTTTCAAGTGGTTTACCAGATTTAATCTCTGCCATCATCTCAAAACTTGATCGCAGTCCTAATTTGGCAACTGTACTCCTTGGTATAAATTTATTACTATTAGTGGGATCACTCCAATTACGTGTTTCTGGACGAAACTCCATTCCACTGGCTGAATCAACTATTTTAGCTTTTTTAACTGCTACTTTTTCAGCTGCTACTTTTTCAGCTGCGACTTTTTCAGCTGCTACTTTTTCAGCTGCTACTTTTTTTGCTTCTTCTACAACTTTATTAGCATCAGTCGGTCTATTCGAATTAGACTCAATCTGTTTAGTTTCCTTTATTGCATCATTTTGATTTTTTAATCTTTCCTCAGCAGCCATTCTCTCGGCGGCCTGCTTCTGTAGCTCTGCCTCTAAGTTCCTTCTTGCTTCTTCAGCTGTTGCTTTTTCAGCTACTGCGTTCTCTGTAAGCCTTTTTCTCTCAGCCTCTCTCTCAGCGGCCATTTTCTCAGCGGCCAGTTTCTCAGCGGCCCTTTTCTCAGCGGCCAGTTTCTCAGCGGCCTTTTTCTCAGCGGCCAGTTTCTCAGCGGCCCTTTTCTCAGCGGCCCTTTTCTCAGCGTTTCTGCGTCTCTTTATATTTTCTGATAATTTATTCTTTCCTCTAAATATGTTTAAACCACCACCGCCATCGTCATCGCCTCCTAGATTTCCGGAAGATGAAAGCACATCATTGAGTAAACCCAACTGCTTCATTGCAGCATTATTGATGGATTTTAGATTTGCGTTTATAGATTTGAGAGTGGAGTCGTAACCCCTCAAATTATAGTCGACTCTCAGCAGTTGATAACTATAATCTTGAATTAATTCGTTGACTTCTTCCTCTACCTTTTTAATAGATGCATCTAAGACTCTAAACGAATCTCCCAGTGAATTTAGGGATTCCTTTGCAGCCGCTTCTCTAAAGTCTGATTTCTTTGCCATATCTTATCGAGCCCCTGAGTGTTCAGGCGGTCGACCCATTCCAAATGCAGCTGAAAATCTAAATTCTGCATCAGATGGCTCTACATTTCCGGCTCTTCTGGGATCTCTCAATTTTTCTGGTTGACCCGAGGAAGGGCTTGGCTTAGCTGGAAAATTATTGGTGACTACAGTTTCAGAAGGCGGAGATGACTTAGCAGCAACTGATGCCATAGCTGCCGCGAATGCCATATTCTTGCCGGAAGCTGGCTGTTGTGGAATTATAGATCCAGGTGCACCACTCGGTGGAGCTGCACTAGCTATAGTAGATTGCGGAGTAGCAGACGCGACTGCGCTTGGAGCCATATCTCCAGTTCCACCTTCTTTTGGAGCGGCTGAGAAGTGCATCGGATCCTTAACACTGCGCCAATTCATACCCCAACCTAATCCCCACTTAGATGCAAGTTCTGCTGTTTCCGGTGGAAGATTTGTAGTCGTTGAGTTATTTGGATTATCAGATGGATTAATATCTATTGCAGCGCCATAGGCGTGCATGCTAGGAACCGAGGGATTATTAACATTCATGCGATTAGCATAACCGCCGATGTCATTAATCTTGTAGCCGCCGGCTTCAAGGTCGTTGATGAAACCCTGGAATCTATCTGCGTACTGTTTTGCTACTTGAACAGACTTTCCAGACATAGTCTTAATAGATGATAATTCTGGCTTAACTGTGGGAGTAAAGTCGTTAAATCCAGGAGGACCCAGTCCCCCTTTATATGATCCACTTGCTCCGAGATCGGGGCCACCTTCACTTCCATCTGGAGCTTCGTCTTCCTGATTAAATTCTATATTTTCAGCGTTGAATGTAATCTTATCAGCGTTTAAAGTTAGATTCTTACTCTTTTCACTGCCCTTAGTACTTCTATCTAGATTCTTGATCGCATCAGATTGCTTATTTTCAGTGTTATTTGTGCGGTTTAGACTTACGGTAGAGAGAGCAGTTGGAAGTCTAGATGCCGACGGTTTATTATAGTCGGCCATATTTTTAGAGAAAGACGAAACTCCATACTTTGACTTTACTGATGATTCTAGAGCAGATAAAGCACCTCCCATGTCAGTACTCGACTGCTCGTCAGCTGACATATTAGCGAACTTGTCAGTCATCTTTTGAGATATTTCTAGGTAATCTTGAGTAGCCTGCATCTGTCTGTCTAAGTCATCAGTCTGTTCGTACGATACAGTCTGAATTAAGTCTGGAGTAGATACACTCGTAGCGTCAGATGTTTTTACAGGAGGAGTTTCTGATTCTGGTAGCGTAGGAACTATGCTGGCTGGATCATCAGTATCTCCTCCAGGAACTAATCCAGCGTCTGTCCCGTCTTCACCGGTGAGATACTTGTAGACATCAGGAGCTGCTGCAGCCGCTACTCCCAGGATAGCACCGATAACTGTTGCCCCCCAAGTTCCCTTGCCTCCTCCGGCACCCCCGCCCCCGCCGGAACCATCTCCCCCGCTGCTCTTTAGTGAGCTCAGGATGCTGCCCAGGACTCCTAGAGACCTGTACATATAGCTATTAAGAGTACTTAGGAGATTGTTTGTCTCATTTAGCGTCTGGCCTACGGCCTGCATATCCCTGTCTAAGCGGTCATTTTGCTTTCTATTCTCGCCTATTTGATGGTCTATGTGCTCAAGAAATTTTGATAAACTTGGAAATGACTTAGAGAATAACTTCTCTTTCTTGGCAGCTTCCCTGAGATTCTCGTCTTCATCGCCTCGTTCGCCGTCTTCCTTTGGTCCTTCTGACTTTGTCTTAGGAAGTGACTTTTTAGAGGCAGCAGCTTCAGCTTCCTCTTTAGCCCTCTTCTCTTCCTCCATTTCACGCTGAACGCGCTCGATTTGCTCGAGTACACTTGGATTAACTGCACTTGGTTTTCCAGTTTCAGGATCAACGAAGGCACCTGACTTTACATCAGCCGACGACAGTGGTATAGGTTTCTTTGCCATTATTGACTTTGTTGCCTCCTCTGATCCTCAATTTCCTTGAGGTAATTCATTATCATTTCAACATAGAGGTCGCGTTCAAATGGTATAAGATTCTCTATCTCTGTTATTGAGTATTTATGATGCTGAACCAGAGAGAAAGTAGTCGTATAGTAATTCTCTAGGGTATTGTGATTCAGCGCAAGGTAAAAAAATCAGATAACGTTGTCATCTCGATTTCTCTATCATGATCCAGTGAATTTTTATACTTGATAGTGTATAGTAACTTTGGCTGATTACCCATAAATTCCTTGATCTGCTCGAATGTCTTGACGTCCAAATTCTCGAGATAGTCGGACAATTCAGCGAATGTGTAAGTATTGCAGTCGTATATCTGGTCTTCGTCGTATATCTTGTCTATGCAGCGTACTATGAGTTGGAAGAATGCGTCTGCTCCTGCTTGCAGGAATTCTTTGTCCTCGTACAGAGTTACCTTAGGATACTTCATCTGAATTCCCGACTTCTCTGTTATCTTGATAACTGAATTTACATTTTCTGGGAAGTCGACGACTACTTCCTTTAACTTAATGTCGAAGTCGTAGATCTTCTCGTCTTCTTTATCCTTGTAAGAGACCTTTACAGTGTCATTTACTGAATTAGCTCTAATGTGAATGAACATGTATTCTAAGTCGAAGAGAGATAGAGTAGTGACATCGAAATTTTCTTCTAAACAACAGTTATTAACGACTTGCTTGATAGAGACTAGGATGTCCTTCTCATCGCCGCTGTCCTTAGACATTAGAAGAATCTTCTCTTCCTTGACGAGGAATGGCCTAAACATCATCTTTTTCTTAGTAGATGGCACAACTAATTCAAATTGCGGATATGATATCTTGGGTAACATTACAAAACTCCATTATTAATATTATTAAAATACTTGTGAAAGTAAATTGTCAACTGCGTATATTGCTGCATTTGGATAGAAGAATGCTGGATTAAATGTTCCCATATTAAGTCCCAGTATATTTCCAGATGCTGGCGCTAGAGACCAATCCCTGAATGTAAATCCGACTGTAATCTTCATAGCCGAATTTTGATTTCCCCAGTCTAGGTTAATGTCATTTAGTGAATTTGGGAATGCATCAAATAAGGTTACTGTATGAGTTAATCCGCCGGTATTGTCAAAGACGTATATGTCAATATTAGTCGAATAGTCATCCTTGTAATTGACCTCGTAAGAAGCTTCTCCCCTATATTTCTGAGATCCACCGAAGTCTATAATCGTATTCAACCAGTTATAGAAGTAGTTGTATAACTCTCCCGCAGCATCAGCTACGAACGTGAAACTCGTATCTCCGAACTGGACGTTGAAGGGCATCTTCTGCTCTACGCCTGTGCCGTATCTCTTGACGCTGTCAGTTTGCAATAGAACTGCTGGCAATCTAGCTTGCTCTGCCCTAAGTTGCAGGAGTCTCTCTGTCGCAAAGTTTAGAAAACTTCCCCCAGATGATTGATTCTGACTAACCCTAACAGAGTATGGTGTGTTAAAAAATACCATAAATTTATTACTTGATAGGACACCGTATTGACCTATATTTGAGCTAAATTGTGCTATATTAAATGGCATTATGATACCTTGCTAATAGAATCTTTGTAAATCTTCTCAATCTGAGCCTTGCGAAATCTCTGTGTAGGTAGCATAAGCGCAGTATCCCAGTTATTTATTTCAACATGTAGATATTTATTGCCAGGGACATGATTCCACAGGTAGTGCTTGAGACACGGAGCGAAGTAATTGAATCTAGCAGATCCATTTAGCAAGTCATAGGATAATTTCAACTTAGTAGACTCATCGTACTTTGTATTGTTGGCAGTAGTATATAGGGCATCCATTAACTTGGCTCTTAATACTGGCGGGAGATAGTGGAGATTCAATCCTAGGAATCCATTGTCCTTAAATCCTATTGGAAATACTAGAGGAAACGTGTCGTAGTATGGGAGAGTGTCTTTGTTCTTTGGATCATAGAAGAACATGTACATTCTTCCTATGGAGTTTATGTCTATCTTGGTTACTACATTTTGCATGTCATTCATCATTCTATTGCTATTAACATTTCTAGAAGACAGAGATCCAGCTGCAGCGCGAAACCAACTGCGCGCCTCGTTAGAAGCATTCGGAGTAATTCCAGCATTGGAAGCTGCAGTGGCTATTTTTGTGAAAATGTATGCCATTAGAATTTTATATTTAACTCTCTCTCGGTGAAT